AGATACTTTTCTTGGTTCCATGCAAACGGTCGTAGTCAATTTCAGAGAACTGAGGCTGCAACACGTTACCGTTTTGGTCGAAAAGAATTACTCCCTGTTGGTCCTGCAAGTATGCCTGAGCCGACAGGATTTGAATGTTCTCTGTAAGTGGGCGTAAGTACCCATCCTTATACAGGTTTACCCTTACCCAATTGACGTAGTCAGACGGGAGGATATATCGCAATGAGTCATCTACAGTAAGCTCAAGTACTTTGATTTCCTTGAACGCGTCGTAGTTCAACTCTTGGATTGCACGCTTTGCGTGGAACAATATCTTGAATCGCTCCTCGTTATTTACCAAGGAGTGGTTCCCTGAATACATCAACAAGAAATTGTTGACGATGTCGAATAGGCTTACGTACTGATATGAGCCCCAATTGGCATCTGCAGGTTGGTTACCTCCGTTGGCGTAGTACTGATATTGACTTATATATGCCATGATTATAACGATTGTTTTTGTTCTTCAACAGCACCAAACTGTTGAACTTGAATCTCACGGATAGACATACCACAGTACTGAAGAATCTTAGATACGAGTTTGTACTCATCCTCTAATGGAACCTCAAAGTCTTGATAGTCCGGCTGTGATTGGTCAAACACAGGCTCTCCACTTGCCAATGTAATATACGTCCATTTTGGGTCTTTTGGGTACCTAAAATATTGAGCATCTACTTCAGATGGTAAGTTAATAGTCGAAGGATATACCGTCATTATACCACCTTCCTGCACGTATGCAGGGTATTGTTCGGTCGGAGTGGTCAACAATGAGTTCACCAACATGGTAATCTGACTGTGGTTTACCTTCTCTGCCTCTCCTTTAAACACACGGCTAGTTCCTGATGCGTCATAGCATAGCACTTTATTAATCAGGAAATAATCAAAACCGGTCGTGGTCAATGATGGCAAGAAAAATCTATTTGAACCCGGAGCTACCTGAGTGAGCGTTGATGTTTGAGAGAAAAGTTCAATGCACTCTTCAATAGCCTTACGAGCATCAGCATAAGATGTCCCTGAAACACGGGCGTTCTCCTGATTTATGGTCTTATTGTACAGAGAAAAATACTCTTCAAATACCTCAAGCTGAGACTGTTTGGCGTACAGGTTAAAATCAGACGGAGATACATATCCGTAATTGTTCTTATTGAGAACAGCCAATACGGTATTTCTTACAGAATTAATCATTATACTGTTTTTACAAAGATATACAAAAAAAAAGAGGGTATAGAAATACCCTCTCTAACGATTGCTAGCTTATATAGAAATCTCTACAAGCTATTTTCAAGCATTTTTAGGGCGTCAATTCCTTCATCGCTCTTAAAGAAATTGGCAACAGAAAAGTATGGGTCCTCGCCGTAAGGCACGGTCAACATTTTCTTCTTGTTGGAGTTGGTATTAAACCAAACTTCCTTGCGGCCATTCCTAAAAGTCAACAGCTTGCTCTCAAAGAACACATGCACGTTTGACTGCAATTTCAACATTGGGTCTGATAAGATGTTCAAGAAACCACGGGGGTCACGCTTGGCATAAATCAAGACGTCACGCTTCAATTCAGCAGACGTATAACGAGCAGGGTCCTTACCAAACAAAACTCGGCAAACTGTCTCAAGCTGCTCAAGACTTAATTGACGAGCTTCAATCAAAGCATCCACCTCTGCGGATAAGCTTTCAACTTCTTGTGTTGCATCCTTTTCGTAATCAACCTCTGCAAAAGAGATTCCATTCAAAGGATGATAGTGTAAGAATTGCTGCAAAACAGGGTTATTCTTGGGAACACTCAAGAATCCGTTCTCAAAAATAATTGGTTCTACGATTGCATTTCCGTCCTGCTCATCTTCAAAAGGAGTCTTCTGATTGATTGCATAACGCAAAGGGCGGTTAACATTATTCTCTTCATCAAACCACAATAGCGGGTAGCGCTTTGTGTTTCTAGATGGGAGTGTGTATGACAGCGGAGCTGCCTTTCCTTTTAGCTTGTAGAATTTATCTACGGGAATGATTGTCTTTTTCATTTGATATGATTTGATAAAATTTTAAAAAAAGGGGGTGTGTCTTTGAAGACACACCACCCCTATTTCTTCTTCGATTATGCGCCGTAGCGGAACAATACGAAGTTGTTAGCACCCAAGGTACAAACGCAACGCTCAGAGAGGAAGTTCACCTCCATTGCATCAAGGTCGCTTGTCTGAGCACCACCGGCAGAACCTGTAATCCAAGTTTTGTAACGACGGTCTTCAGTCTCAGACGCACGGTAACGTACGTGCAAGAAAGGACGCTTAGCGTTTTTACCCATGATTTGGTCGTACACGTTCGTAGAACCTGCAGGAACCAAAAGACCTGTTACGGTACCCACAGCTGTAGAAGCAGTAGGAAGACCACCACGCATGGTTGGGTCGTTCAAGTACTTCCAATCAGACTTGTAGAAGTCGTAACCACGACGGAACCCGGTGAAGCCCAAGTTCAAAGCCATGTCCTTGTCGTTGTCAAACAGACCGTAAGAGGTACCGTTTGCACCGTAGCTGTTCTGAGCAGCCAACATGTCGTCGATGTCGAAGCTGAAGGCACGGTTTACGAAGATTACGTTTTCTTCGATAGAGCCTTGCTTGTCCAAACGAGAGATGATGCTATCGAAATCAGCCAAGGTAGTTGGGTTACCACCGCCCCAAACGTTACCACGGTTGTTAACAACGTAGAAGATACCTTCTGAACCTTTGTTACCGTAGATTGGGTTTAAAGAAGCGTTAGCAACACCTGAACCTGTTTCAGCAGGAACGGCTTCAATCATTGCAGTCTCAAGGTAATCCTCGAAACGCAAACGAGTTTCGTGCTCGCTCTTCAAGTACCACAAGTAACCGGTAGCACCGTTCTCAGTGGTAACTTCAACCCATCCAATCTGAGCCATGTCAGAACCGCTTACAGCGTATTTGTCCTTAATGATGATTGGAGAGTTCTCGAAGAACTCGTCTTCGCTTTCCAAAGAGCCAATCATTCCAACAGTTCCTTTCTTAAATTCAGAACCATAAATCCATACAGAAAGTACGGCAGTTCCTGAGAAAGCTTGACCACCACCTTCGTAGTAAGCTACGTCGAAAGTGTTGTTAGGAACGTCTACTACAGTAACGATACCTTTGTTAGAAAGGCCTGTAGCGTTGTCAGAGATGAATACAGTCTGACCGGCACGGATTGCAATTGCAGTTACGTTTGCATCATTCACGGTGATAGTCGCGGAGTCAGCAGCTGCAGCAGCAGAAGAATCACAGTTTACATACTTAGTATGCAAACGACCTTGTTCAGCCCATTTAATCATGTCTGAGTTAGAAGGCATTTCAGCACCTACCATACGGAGGAAAGATGCGACAGTACGATTACCGTAACGCTCAAATTCTTTCTCGTAGGTATCAGGAAGATACTGATTCAAGAAGTCGAAGTTGGTAATGTAGTTAGTTGACAATGGTACCTGCTCAGCACTCGGCTGAAGCTGATACCCGGGGGTGTTTAATACAGCCATTTTTTTAAGTTTTTATTTTTAGATTTTTTTGATGCTGCGGATTTTCAGGTTCCTTCCGGAATCTTGGTTCACCGCCTTTACCTGCATTCCCCCCTTATTCATCACTTCAGGTGCTTTGCGGTCAGACATGTTGATGTTTTTTATCTGACGCGTTACATCCTCCGTGGCGTCTGCCAAGCCCTGCTCATAGAAGAACTTAGCAAATTTGTCGGGGTTCATTGCGATTGACAAAGCCCTATGGTATCCTGCGGCATCCTTAATAAGACCACTCTCATCCAAGTACTTTGAAACAAAGTTCATTGGAGTTGACTGAGCCTTTCTCAATTCAGCAGCTGCACCGGGAGAAAAGGTAAACTTCTTGTCGTTCAACTCGAACTCAAAACCTTTGAAGTCTTTACTAAAGACATCATCGGACTTTTGGTCAAACCATTGACGCTTTCGGTCGTTTTCCTCCTGCAGGGTCTTCGCCTGCTTTGTATACTGACGATACGCCTCGTACTCTTCTTTCTCTTCCGGAGATAAGCCTGAGCCACTTGACTCAAGTGGCAGCTTGTATTTCTCCTTCTGTTCATTGAAGTAGGACTTGGCCTCGGCAATAGCTTTCTTCCTTGCGATTTTAACCCTCTTGATTTTTGAGTCATCATCAAGGGTCTCGTCGTAGCTGTACTCTTCCATGAGGGTTTCAATGTCCTCAGCGTCCAAGCCATGCTGCGTCGCCGCAAGGTATTCTTTTAGGAGTTGGTCAGGATTCATGGCATCAAAATCCTTCTTCAGTTGAAGGAAGTCTTCAAAGCCACGGCCTGTCTCCTTTTTATACTTCATATAAGCAGCCACGTCTTCAGGCAGCGGTTCGCTGTCTTGACGTTCAGCCACCAACTCATCGAATGAGCTGATTTGCTTATTGTAGCGTTTTCCAATATATGAAAGAACTTGTTCTTCGGTTAACTCAGCGGGTTCGCCGCCTTGGTCCCCTTCGCCTTCTCCGCCCGCAGGTGGGTCCTGATTTTGAGCGGCTGCTGCAACTGCTGCTGCTTCGTCCGCTGCTTGTTGTTCCCTAGCGTGCTTTTCAAGAAGTTCTTGTTCAACTTCCGCTACGCTCTTTTGTTCTGCTTCGCCGATGGCTCTTACTTTGATTTCCATTAGATTCGATTTAATTGTTACAAATTTATACAAAAAATATATTATTTATCAGCGAGGTTCAAACTCAGCCAAATCGAAACCATCAAGGGTATCCTCGTTGGATTCAAAGTTCATTGGCGGCAAGTTGTTCTTGCGCTGATTAATAAGCTTTGATTGTTCTGTGCTTTGCTGACTAATGCGCTTAGCTTTAGCCTGCTCCTTCATATCATCACGGGCATTCAAAGACTCTTCTTTTATTCCCGCAATCTGCATGTTGTACTTGAACTCTTCGCTCATAAGCATCTGCTTCATCTGAGCTTCGGCCTTTAGCTTCTCAATCTCGAACGCAACCTCAGCCTGCTTTACTTGCATCTTAGATTGGGTCTCGAGTTTGATTTTCTCCAAGGCCATCATGCCTGCCATCTCCTGAGACTTGAGTTGTTGCTGCGCCTGCATAGCTTGCTTCTGCATCAGCATCTTCTCTTCTCTTTCCTCTTTACGGATACGTTTAACCTTCAGCAACTGATTGGCTAGCTTCAGGTTCTTAATCTCACGGATGTCAATTGCATCCTCAAGATTGATGTCACCCTTAGACAATGCCATCTGAATGTTGGCCTCAAGCTGAGCTTTCTGCTCTTCGTCAGGAGAAATCTCAATGAAGATACCAAAGTCGTAGATGTATAGGTCTTTTACCTCATCGAGGATAGATACATTGTACTTACCAATACGGTTAGCAAATCCATCCTTAAAGTCCGCATACTCTAGAATATCAGCAACACGATACGTCAAGGCTTCAGCCAATGAGCGGTAGATATATAAACCACCTTCAAGGATATGACGGGTAGCTGTGTTTGAGTTTAGTGCCGCCAACTTCTGTACACCAACCAAAGAGTTCGGGTCAGGCATTGAGCCATCACGAGCCTCGTTGAGTCCGGTCACAGACCGAATCATGTCTAGGTAGTGGTTGTAGTTAGCAATCAGCATCTGCGTCTTGCTTGCCCCTGAGTTTGAAGTAAGCTGCTGAATAGGAATACGAGCGTTGTTAAACTCGCCGTCCTGCGTATAACTACGGCCAATAACGCTACCTGTTTGGAAGTACAATCTAAGTGCATCCTCAGGGTTGTATGCGTTACCGGTTCCCAAGTCAACCTCGTTCAACCCATCAGCGTCAATGAAGACACCATCAGGTACAACACGGGCAATGACTTGCTGTAATTTCAAGTGGGTGATTTGAATCAAGTCAGCGAAGGGCACCATTCTCCGAACGAGCGACTCTATCACCCCTTTGTACATCCTTGGGGCTACAGCAACATAGTTTGGAATAGCGTGCTGAGTTGAAGACTTAGGGCGAACCATGTTCTCCATCATCTTCCACTTCAACATAATGTTGGTCCCCATAACCATGACACCTTCATACCACACGTCAATGGTCTTTTCTATCTTCTCGAACTTACCCTCTTCCATCATCTCCACAGGAGGATTGAATTGGTCGTCCTTTTGAATCATGCGAGAGCCACCGCCTTCAAGAACTTTCTTCTTGTAGACAATCTTCTTGGTGGTCTTATAATTGAAGTACAACAGAGTGGCGGTGTCGCGGTAGAACAAACTGTTCTCGTAGAACTGAGCTACGTTGTAGTAGTCATACCAACTCTGACTGTACGTAGAGATTTCCTGAAGCTGCTCGTGCGTAAGAGTCGGGTCAATCTTCAGTAACTCCGTAATAGGAAGAGTTTTAATTTCTCCCCAATAAAAACAATCTTTAAAATACGGGTCCTCCGTGTAACTGTAAACAATATTCGCGGGGTCAACGTACGAAATTTGTACGCCTGCTCCCGGAAGAAACTCGTGCTTGGCCACACCAATACCAACAACAGTAATGTCGTAATCCACACGCTTGCGTGTATCTTGGTAATGATTCTCGTCAAAAAGAGTATTAATAGCTTCTTCTTCTGCAATTTCAATGGCCGGTTTGTAATTAAGCTGCATGTAGAGTGACAGTTCCTCGTCAGTCTCAGGAAGCTCCTCGGGGTCCATCATGAATGGATTGATACCCGTCGACTCTTGAATCTTTGTGAGGACATCTTTACCTGCCATCTGTCCTTCTAGCATGTCTTGGTATTTGCTGCGCTTGGCCTGAGACAATGCGTCTTGCGCATACGCCTTTACTTTGAATAGGCGGTCAGACATCCCATTGACGACGATGTCTACGAACTTAGGCAAAATAGGTACGGGAGTCCAATCCAAATTCAGATATGACAAATCCCCGTCTATTGCTAGTTCATTTTTGTACTTCTGTACGGGTTGCTCTCCACGAGCATATAGGCGAAGACGATGAAAGTCGCGCCATTGGCTATAGTAACGACATTGATTTCCGTCTTTGCGGAACCACTCATATTGAATGGCCTGCCCAACTTGGAGTCCAAATTCGACAGTAGCTTTCTGCGCGTCAGATACTAGCTGACTCGGAAAGCTTGTTGTTGATATGCTTACTATTACTTCTTTCATCTAATGAGTTCACTTATATTTCCACTATTAGTGTACCTTGCGAAATTAATACTAATTTTCGACTCTTTTTTCTCAGGTAAATATATGTGTTTTTGGTTAGCCATAATCGCTAAACCTGAACTAATAGATGCGTCGAACTTAGTTCGGTCGTTAATGTCGAACTTAGCCCAATCCTCAAGCGTCCTAGTGAACGGCATTGCGCCTATTTCATCAGAAGAGCGATAGGTCCCTGAGACATCAAAGCCTACGTATTTCTCAATGTACGATTCAATTGCTGAGGCGTGCGATTGCTTCACGTCCTCGGATGAGTTCGGTATACCACCTAGCTCACGCTCAGTCTTGCTGAGTTTGTTCATGTGCCTGTCAGGCCTGTTCATACAGAAGTGGCGATAGCCCCTATTCTTGAAATGATACAGCAACCTCGGCTTATTGTTCTCCACAAGGATAGGCATGCCGTAAAACACACAAGCCATCAGCACCTCCTCAAAGAATATCTCAGCCGTCTGAGGACGAGCGATATACTCTAAGAAGAACTGATTGGCAGGTGCATCCTCCATGTGGTATTTGGTCATCCCGTGTAGTGACCCGTTTGAGCCTCGTCCCCCGACCACCGCTGAGATGTCATAGGAGTCACACCCGAATGAGCCAAGATGCTCATTGCCGGGATACTTGAGGCCACCACGAGTAGCCACGTTGTTTTGCATGTGTCCGGGAGGAACCCAACTGATAAGGAACCTTCCCCTTGAGTCAGGAGACCACACCACCTTGGTGTCTTTCTCTCCGTCCTTCCAATGGAATGTTCCACGTGTCACACTGTGCGCCTCTATCTGCGAGTCGTTGTAGTCAATCTGCTGATAAATCTTGGTAAGGTTGAACAGCGACGACTTGCTCTCGTCACGGAAGGCGTGGCTCTCCGTGCGTGGGAACTGACGGTAAAACTCGTTCAGTGCGTCAGCGTCACTCTTGAGCGAATCAACCTCCGCCTCCCAATAGTCAATGGCCCCGTTCTTAATCCATCCGCCATCAACACCACGTACGGGTGCATCAGGCTTGCGGAACACAGGCATGCCATAGATGTCTATGAAGCCTTCCATGTTCCACTCCATAGGAATGAACAATGCGTACAGCCCGCTTTTGGTCTGCCCGTTGGCGTTGCGCTCAGCAACTCTTGAGTCCTCGTACAGTTTCTTGTAGTTGTCACCACCCTTGCTCAGTGCGTTGGAGGTAGAGCCCATCATACACTTGCCGATAATCTTGCTACCCAAACGCAAACACGTTTTGGTAACTCGCCAATTGTTCAGGATGTTGTTTGGCTTCACCCACTTGGCGCTCTCGTCGTGCGCAAGGAACAACAGCTTCTCCCCGTCATACGAGTTCTCTTCCGTATTCTTCCAATCTATCGTGGTGTCAAGACCTTCAATGGTCTCGCCCTCGACGTCGTGCATATTCTTCTTGGTAATCTTAGCGGCAGGGACGCGGTAGGCTAATTCCGTCTTTGGCTTATCCATACCGTCCATGATAGGTCGGAAAAAGAATGGCAGCCTGCTGTTGATTGGAACCACCTTATCGGTGAACATCTTCTTGGCATCACTACCCGTCTTAGACAGGATACCAACACGTGAGTCCTTTGCTAGCGTGGCAATGTTGACACACTCTGAGGACGACATAAACGAGAATCCCGAACGACGAATCTTGAGGTATACCATGCCAAAAGAGCGGTTATCTGCTCGGCATGCTTCCCAAAAAATCCAATAGATACGGTTTGCTTCCCGGAAGTCGGGATACCCAATGTCAATACTAGACCACTGAAGGTACATGTAGTGAGAACCGGTTATGTAAGTCGGGGTGCCGTTGTTCATAAACCACACGCCATTCTCCCTGCGGTCAAACTCGCTCTCAATGTAGTCTACCCATCGGTCCTTGAACTCGGTGGGCATATCGTTCCATTGGAAGATTGACTGAATGCGAGCTAGCTCCTTAGGCAAATCCTCTCGCTCCCAATATTGCTCAGATGGTTTTTCGTGTCTTTGAAGACACTCTTTCGGCACAGCCGGTAGGGCGATGTACAGCCCTGATATGCAGATAATATCTCCTATTTGGCCCGTCTTAGAAATGACGACCATGTCGTACTGCTCATTGTAGCCGTACTGCCAAGACTTAATTGTGTTCTTCTTGCTAATAGCATTCTGAGGCACATAGTCTTTAACGATTCGATATAACCCTTCGTTCTGCAAATCCTTGTTTTGTATCAGTTTTACTTACTCCCTTCTCGAGCATCTCGAGGTTTTCTTTCTCCGCATCAATGCGAGCAAGAATCTCGAACGCATCAAATATCGCAATCTTTTTCGTGGCTGCTGCATTCTTCAATCGGTCCGCAGCAAGAGCTGACTCATCGCCTTCTTCACGCTTGATGATGTCTTCCTTGGCAACCTTGATTAACTGCTCGACAGCCTTCTGTCCCGCCTCGATAATCCTAAGCTTTATTTCTTTTGTGTCGCTCATAAAACCATAGTTATTTGGTGGTCAAATATTCTGTAAAGTTCTTCTCCATCCACATTAAACTCGTATTCACTGTCAGGCTTGAAGCACACTTTGTCTCCGGCCTTGACGCCTTTGCTGATGAGGTATTCGTTTGGATATACCATCTCTCCCATCAGGGGCTCATGCGTGAATGGCTTCTTGACGTACGAGTCAATCGCCGCAATAGGGCGAACAAAGCAATAGCGGCTGTACGTGTGCCACACACCATCGCGCTTGTACATAAAAAATTGGTCAGGCTCTATAAAAAACAGGTCATCCCTGAAAAAGCTACGACCGCTCTTTTGGCGGCCCTTCATGTCGTTGTAAAACTTGAACGCGTTGTGGTGCACCAACAGGATGTCCCCTTTGGCTATCGGCCCCTCATACCGCAATGGAACTTCTATGACTTCACCGTATCTGTTTGAGAACTTGTGCTCTTCCTCTGAAGTGCTGACGATAAGTTCTATTCCGCCTACCTCTTTTGTGTTGTCATATCGCTTTCCATTCAGGGGCTTCACTG